AGAGAACCTCAAACCAGGTGCTTACTTGATACTCTCTGCCTTTGCTGACGCCAACCTCTTGTTCTTTGAGCGGTTGCATTTTACTGTTACTGAAGTGTGGGTATGACATAATCTTCTCCTAGAATGGGATTTCCTCTTCTGATTCAAGTGGTGGAACTGGTGGTAATGGATCAGGCTCTGTGCCATTTGTTTCCGCAACAGGCATTTCTGACTTACTGAGCTGCTTGCTTTTCTCATCCAACGCATTTGTGACCATCATCACAAGGGCTTTATTGTATTCCGCCAATGACTCCAGCTTTTCATCATTCTCCACTGTCCATAAATGAATCTGACCGACCTTAGTCATCGCATGAATTTCTTCACAGGCTTGCTTTGCAAATTCCGTTTGGATTTCCTCTTCTGAGTTGGTTGGTGACGGTGATTTATTTACTGGCTTTGGCTTTGCCCCTTGCTGGTGCGATGCGGTCTGTTTAGGTGCATCATCATCTTTCTGTGCGATACCAAGGCAAGCAGCCAAGGCGTATCTCCTGGCGTATGTAATGGTTGTCCCTGCCTGTTGAGGCGCTGACATATTGCTGCTTATCTCTTGTGGCAAGGAAAGCATTGACTCGATGTACTCACCGGATTCATGCATCAAGATCGTGGTAACCGAAATGCCTTGAGCGCTCGACCCAAGCATCTGACAGACAGAAAGCTTGTTGTTACCCAAAGGAATTTTGATAGCGTTCAATATATTTGCCAGATCAGCATATTTATATTTGTGGCCCTGGCTTTCTCTGGTTGGATTATCCACCTCTGCCTGGAACTTACTCAATGCTGCGGCTAGTTTACCGATACTTTCTGATCTATTCGCATTACTTTGTGCTTCGTTCATTGTATCCCCCAGATTCTCTTTGCTTCTTCAATGACACCAGGTGGTTCCGACCATGATATATGATCAAAGTCTGGAGCCTGGCTTAATAATAATGATTCCTTATCGGTATGCGCTTTTAGATTGTTTTCGATTGCTCGATGATGAACCGACATTTTCTGACAACACTGCTCTAAAAACTCAGGTTGAAGCTCTTCACAGTTGTCCTGGTTGAAGATGGCGTATCCATCCTCATTCGCATACAACAACCACACCGGCTTTCTATCGTTGATATACCAACCGCCCGCCACCTGGAATACGTTGTTAATGGTAAACATTCCGTCCAAAGTTTTTGGCAGTGACGCTTTGCGCTTGCCAGACTTGGCGCGAGAATCCTGTGTAGGCCATTTGGTTTTGAGATCGCCAACGCCAACGTAGTCTGGGCGGTTGATATGAGGCAGTTCGTTATCAAAAAGACAGCCCTTTAGCTCGCTTTCACCAACGATGTGCTGCCCTGACATCGCCTCTCGGAGTCCTTCAACACTGCACCGGATGGTGTCTGTCAGGACTTCAGCACAAATATTCCAATCTCTAGCGTCCTTCCCGTCATCCCAGGTTCGTATCGTATGATCCATGAATTTTTTTAAAGCAAGATCGTAGATTTGTACTGGATCTCTTTGATTTATAAGGATTTCATCACAAGCCCACTGCACCACAGTGCCAGCCCACATCTTACTGTTTGAGCTCTCATTGTGCTTTTGGTCAAGCCGATTGATTGTTTGCCAAGCAGTGTCTACTTCAAAATCGTCAACTGATGTTCTGACAATGTCCCAAGCTTTTTTGACAAGCGGTCTGACATGGCATTTGTCGAACAACTCTTTTGCTGGCTCAGCACTCTTACTATTCTTGTGATGATAGTAATGATGCCGAGCAGCCCAATCAGGTGTAGTCATCTTCTGCTCCCCCATAGTGGCCCACAGGTTACGTCAACCATGATCGATGACGGAACCCCGTTGATCTTGCGTTTACCCCAGATCGGTATTGCTCTCAAACCTGACGACTCGCATTCCTTGATTGCGTCGATCGTCTCCTGGCGAGACATCGCAAACACCTCAGATTGTAGGGTCAGTGACTGACCAGGCATCTGCTCAAGCACAGATACCTGTTCAACTGGCTTGATGGTTTGACTGCTGCAACCGACAACAGACAGACACAAAAAAATTGAAAGATTTATTTTCATTGCCTTTTCAAGCATGGATCAACTCTTCCACAATCGTGACCGTGCCAATCATGACTTGCTCCATTTTTGCTTTCATTTCTAAAGCTTTCTCCATAGTATCAGCGTGGCCGAACACTACGCCCCCCAGTTTCAACACAAAATGCTTCCTCATACCGATATTACCGCGTAACTCAACGCGGTCTCCGATCCTGATTACCATCACTCTTCCTCCATCGGAATCAACTCAAATTTATCGACGCCACGCTCATAGATGTTGCAATCGAAGTCATACTTCGCTGCGATCTTCTCGGCCATACGCCTGGTTGTTGCAACGCCTACTGTGCGCTCGGTTCCTAACAGGCTCGCTTCGGTGATGATGAACCTAGCTGGATGTGATTTACGTTTTCTCATGTCGTTTTCCTCTGTTTTCCATGAATCAGAGGCGGCTTACGCCGCCATCCCGAATGTTTCAAACAAGTAAATGTCGGCATTCTTAATACGCTTAACTGCCGCCGCACCTTCTAACCGGAGTGAATCGCTGTAAATACGGTCTTCGTTGTAGTGTGCGTGTTTGATTCCGCCGCGCTCGCCAAGAATGAAGATCGCTGTGTTTGAGCCTGATCTCCAGTTTTTTGGGTCTTCAGCCTTGATCATTACTGACACAGAGCCATAACCTTCATGCTCTGTTACTTCCACAGTAACGTCTTTCGCAGACTTGTTAGCGAGTTCGTTATACTTAGCGATGATCTTTGCTTGAGTGTTGTTCATGTCGTTTTCTCCTGTTTTCCATGAATCAGACTTGAGAATAATTGCTGTGACAGATCCTGTCAACACCCCAAGTGAAAATAATTGACTGTAGATGTCAACCGCTTATAATCCAGGCATGACTTTGAACGAATACAAGAACCAGAATGAGATGTCGTACGGACAACTCGCGGAGCTGCTCGGGGCATCTCATGCCGCTGTTGTCAGACGCTGGTGTCTACGTCCTGGGCATCCTGACCGGATGATTCCTAGCACATCGTTTATGAAAAAGATTCACGAGCTCACTGAAGGTTCTGTGCAGCCAAATGACTTCTATTGTTTCGATGAACAGTCGTAACAAGGGCCATAAGTTTGAGCGAGAAGTCGTTAATTTAATTAAAGATAATCTTGGTATCGATGCGAAAAGAAACCTGATGCAGACTGCGGAAGGTGGTTTTGATGTGCTTGGTGTTCCTGGTTGGGCAATCGAATGCAAGCGTTATGCGGTAGCAAAGCCAGCCGATATCAAACGATTCTGGCTGCAGGCTTGCCAACAAAGTGAACAAGGTGAACAACCTGTACTGATACTCAGGCAGGACAGAAAGCCTATCCAGGTGTTCATCAAGTGGCAGGGAGTTGGATCAGATTGCTTTGAGCTGGAAGACGTTCGCGGGCTTGCCGACATTAGCTTTGAGTTGTGGTGTTGCCTTGTTCGAGAAAAGTTGGTGTAAATTTATAACAATGATCCCTGACTTACTGGATTATGATTGATTTCATATTGAGCCGGAGTGCCTTTTGGATAAGGCTTTTCGCAATAATTTAAGTCCCTAAGTATTTTTTTACGATCCTGTTTGTTTGCACTAATTAACACATAGCGATGCTTTGCGCTTCGATTAACTCTGTTTGTATCATCAACAGCATGGCGCGGATGCTTTCCTTCCCCTGCTGACCGATCAGTTCGTTCTTTTGTAATTCCTGTGTAGATAAAATTACAAGCCTGATACGCCTGTCCTATATGCCCATATTGTGTGTCGGCATAAGATACAATAATTATTGGTTTTGGGAGAAGCTTGATAGCCCCTGAAACGAGTCTGCTACAACCATTTTTTACAGGTTTTTCAAGCACCATACGGTTTAATTCAAATACGTTTGACTCCCATTCTTTGCCACAAATGCCTACACGTAATGGGCCAGAGGCGGGAACACCAAATGTAACTATGCCTACACAATTATTGTTATCAAATAGTCCAAACGAATAACTAATAGGTGGCATTCTTTTTAAATAATGGACATTTAAAAGCCAATTTTTAGTTTCATCGTATTTAATTGGCAATACTTTCACTTGTTTTGGCCTCTTTCTAGCGTACCGATAACCGTTCCGTAATGCTCTTCGCCTGGCTCCATTGCTCGGTATCCACCTGGGATGCGTGAAATAAAC